TTGGTCTTCACGGCGACCACCGTGTGCCCGAGCTGCGGTCACGAATTCGAGATCGCTCGCGGCAAGCCTGACCACGACGCGGTGCCTGACGAGGACGCCATCCTGCTCTCGGGCAACCCGAGCGAGCGCATCCAGCGGTGGGCGATCACCAAGTTCCACTTCACCCGGCACCGCAAGCCAGGGAAGCCGGACAGCCTGCGGGTGACCTACGTCTGCGGGCTCACCCGGCAGGTCAGCGAGTGGGTGTGCTTCGAGCACACCGGCTACGCCAGGGTCAAGGCCGAGAGCTGGTGGCGGGCTCGCCTGGGCCAGGAGCCTGTGCCCGAGACCGTGTCGGACGCGCAGGCCAGGATCAAGCTCGGCGAGCTGTCCAAGCCGGTGTCGATCACCGTGGACACCGGGGGGCAATACCCCGAGATCAAGGGCGTGAGGTTCGAGGATCTCGACACCCACGCTTGGAAGGAGGACGCCAAGGACTACAACGGGAGCGACCACCAGCACGGCGACATCGACTACGGGGATATCCCCTTCTAGGAGGAATGAAATGCGATTAGCAGCGATACTATTCTTGGCCGCGACGGCCACCGCACAGCCATCTTGGCGCACCACACTTGACGCTATCCGGCAGGTGGAGACCGGCGGATGCCCCAATCAGGGCATCGGGGCCAAGGGAGACCGGGGCAATGCTCTCGGCCCCTTCCAGGTCTGGAAGATCTATCACACTGACGCTGCGGAGAGGGACAAGAGCCTCACCGACTACCGCAGGTGCCTGATCTCACGCAGCTACAGCGAGCGTGTGGTCAAGGCTTACATGCTGCGCTACGCCCGCGCTGCAACCCTTCGGTTGACCCAGGGCACAGCCACCATGGCAGACGTAGAGCGTGTGGCTCGCATTCACAACGGCGGTCCTCGGGGCCACAAGAAGAAGGCGACCCTGGCCTACTGGGCGAAGGTGCGGAGGGCGATCAAGTGACATTTGCACGACAGCACGACAGCATGACCACAGTTATCCCAGCCGAACCGGGCTGGACTTGTTATTGGTTCGTGGTCGATCCTGATGAACCAATGGACGATCCCAGATTTGAATTGTGGCAATACCACAACAAAACCCCTCCCCCTTTCGGGGAGGAAGCACCGATCATCGCTTGGACCGTCAGGGTCAATAGCGATGGATCCTCGCACGCCGCACCTGTTGTTCCAGGCGAATGGGACGAGCCACCTATACTCTGGCGCTCACCTGAAGGGATATGGATAGAAGGCGACGGGAGGGAGAGTCCCAACCAAAAGGTTTGTGAGGAGAAGCGCAACCTGTTGATCTACCGGCGGCTCAGGGACCAGGGGGAGTTGATCTACCGGCGGCTCAGGGACCAGGGGGAGGACAGCGAATGAACACTGCCCTCAACGCGGCTCTCTCCTACGCTGGCCGAGGCTGGCACGTATTCCCAGTCCACCCACCACCGAACAAGCGCCCGCTGTGCGAGCACGGGTTCAAGGACGCGACCACCGATCACGCCACCATCGTGAGCTGGTGGACGCAGTGGCCCTCGGCCCAGGTCGGTGTAGCCTGCGGAGCCAGCGGGCTGGTGTCGGTGGATCTTGACGAGAAGCCAGCTGAGTGGATCTCGGGGACCGCCTCGCTAATTGGGGTCGGGGTTGACCCATCCGACTGCAACCTGCTGATGGGCACGCCCCGTCACGGTGGCCGGCAGCTCATCTACGGCGCGGACGATGTCCTGATCCGCAGGCAGCTCGGGGTGCGCCCAGGCATCGACCTACTGGGCGACGGCGGCTACACCATCATGCCCTCACCAGCATCGCCTGGGCGCGAGTGGCTGACCGGCGATCCCTTGGATCCCGACGACCTGGAGCCCGCCCCGCTCTGGTTGCTTGAACTGGCGAGCGTCCAAACAAACGACTTACGATCAGAAAAAACGGCTCCAACCCCACATCAGGCCCGAGGACCCGGACCCTCAGAGAACATAATCACCCCCCTGGGTGCGGAGCAGGTCGCGGACATCCAGGCCGCCCTGGCCCACATCCCCAACGATGACCGTGGCACCTGGATTAAGATCGGCATGGCGCTGAAGTCCACCGGGGCTGGTGACCAGGCTTACTCGATCTGGGTGGAGTGGAGCCAGTCCTCTGACAAGTTCGATGACCAGGACCAGCGATACCAGTGGGACCGTTTACACACTCTCAAGATGGACGGCTCGGAGGTCACGCTCTCGACGCTCTTCTGGATCGCCAAGACCCACGGCTACACCAAGGGGGCAAGGGGGCATGACCCCTTGCCCCCTTCCGATGACCCCCTGGTCGATCGCCAGGAGGTCCAGCTGGTGGACTGGACCGATGTCGCCAACCTGCCGCCCATCGAGTGGCAGATCGAGGGCCTGATCCCCAGGGCATCGCTGACGGTGCTGGCCGGCGATACCGAGGCCGGCAAGAGCTTCTGCTGGATCGACATCGCCATGCGCCTGGTTCATGGCTTGCCCTACGCTGGCTTGAACGTGGAGCCTGGCTCGGTGGTCTACCTGGCCGGCGAGGGGCAGGCAGGCATGGCGGCGAGGTTCCGCGCTTGGCGCAGCCAGCACCAGCACCTGGGCCTCGACGCCGAGGGTCGCTACTGCGTGGTCAGCTCGGAGATCCCGGTGCTCAACAAGGACTCGATGAACGTGCTCCACGAGCTGGTCAAGGAGGTGGTCGAGTGGAAGGGTCACCCGCCCACCCTGATCATCATCGACACCTTGAGCCAGGGGTTGGAGGATGACGAGAACGACTCGAAGGTGATCGCTCCGGTGGTTCGCGGCCTGATGGCCCTCAGATCGCGCTGGAGGGCCTCGATAGGTCTGGCCCATCACCTGGTCAAGTTACAGGCTACGGGCCGCAGGAGGGGAGAGAGAGCCCCACAGGCGACCAGGGACTCGATCCGAGGATCTGGGGCGCTGACCAGGAACATCGACACCGTGCTGGGGCTGATCGCCCAGGACCATGAGGGGCCTCGACAGCTGTGTGTGTGGAAGCAGAAGGATGGGTCCAAGATCGCGCCTATCGACTTCTGGCTGCACCCGGTGCCCACCGGCCAGCATCGCGCTGGCGGCGAGGAGGAGTGGTCCTGCATCATGGTGCCTGACGGCTGCGCCAGGATCCTCGAAGATGCCAAGGATCCGACACCTGTTGTCGAGGATCCGACAGCTCCCAACCCCGCAGCAATTGCTGCTCACAAGGCGGCGATCGAGAAGATCGTGGCGACCCTGGTCGAGCTTGGAGCCATCGAAGGTGGTTCCGGTGCGATGAGCGGCAACGAGATCTGCGCGGCCACCGGCACCAAGCGCGGCGTGGTACTGGCTGCGATCAAAGGTGCTGCGAGAGAAGGACTTATAGTGAACATGGGGACCGACAAAGCTGCTCTCTGGCTGGTTCCCAAATCGTCGGGAACCACTAACGGTCAGGTAGACAAGTGACTACCTTAGTGGTTCCCTGGTTCCCCTGGTTCCCGGTGGTTCCCAACTGGTTCCCACCTGGTTCCCGGTTTTTTGGCTCCAGCCATGCTCAGGTGGTTCCCCCGGTTCCCACCCCACCCCCCCTTAAGGGGGGGTGGGAACCGGGAACCACTTGAGCTTGGAGCTGCGAGGGAGGTTGCATGATGTTGGTTTTTAGGATTCCAGTTCCCGCGAGCACCAAGAACTCGCGGATCATTGTTCGAGGCAGAGCCAGGCCGGTCAGCCTGATGTCCAAGGCTGCCAGGAGGTCGGTCGAGGAGATCAGGGCGGCGGCCCTCAACGCGATAGCGGATCATCAGGAGCGAGAGGGCTCGCTGTTCGCGGATGATGACATCGGGGTGGACATCACCCACCACGTCGAGGATGACACATGCACGGTGAAGGTCTGGTCGATCGGGCCGAAGCCGAAGAAGGGCAAGACTGGTCGCAAGCGCGACCTCCAGAATCTTCAGGAGGGTGTGCTCGACACGCTCCAGGGTCTTGCCTTCGATGATGACCGGCAGGTATGCTTGCTCCACATGAAACGTGTGATCGAGAAAGCACCACCGCGCTGGGAAACGTGCGAGCACTGCGGTGAGTTCTGGTGCCGGCTGCACGACATGCACGCTGCGGACTGCAACTGCCCAGCAGTGGATGAGATGGACCTTGACCCACACGCGGAAGGATGAGCAAGAAGAAGAAAATCGGTAGGCCGACGAAGCGGACCAAGAAGCTCGACGAGGAGCTGCTGCTTTGGGTTAGCGAGGCCAAAACGATCAGGTCGTTTTGCCGCGAGAAGAAGATCGATAGCGCGACGATCTACAGTTGGTTGAGTAAGGATGCGATACTATCTCAGCGCCTCGCGCACGCGCGAGATGTTGGCGCGTTGGTGCTCGAAGACGAGATCCAGGAGATCGCCGACATGCCGACCGAGCATCGCGACGACGTGCAACACCGCAAGCTCCAGATCTATGCACGCGAGAAGCGCCTAGTGTGGAACAACCCAGGTCGCTACGGCTCGAAGGTGCAGCTGGGCGGTGCTGTTGGTCTGCCACCGGTCGAGCTGTCGGATGTCGAGCGGGCGACCAGGATCAAGCAGCTGCTGGAGAAGGCTGGGCCAGAGGTGATCAAGCCGGCAGAGGTGATCGAGGAGGGTGATTGAGCGACGAGAGCCAGTGCGTGTGGGCTGCCCTGAACGGGCTCTCGAAGTCGGACCTGGACCTGTCCAAGCTCACCGACGCCGAGCGGGCAGAGCTTGACAGCCTGCTGGCTACCGACAAGCCCTGGACACCGCTCCCTGGTCCCCAGGAGATGGCCTACGACAGCGAGGCCGACGTGGTCGGGTTTGGCGGCGCAGCTGGTGGGGGTAAGACACACCTGGCTATTGGGCTCAGTCTGACTCGGCATCGAAGGGTCGGCATCTTCCGGCAGAACGGCACCGAGCTGACGGCGATCGTGGATGACATGACGAAGATCATCGGGGACCGCGAGGGCTACAACGGCTCCGAGAAGATCTGGCGCACCACCCGCTATGACGGTCAGCCCTTGCAGATCGAGCTGGGCAGCTTCCCATCACCGGGCGACGAGGCCAAGTTTAGGGGCCGGCCTCACGACCTGCTGGTGTTCGATGAGGCCGCCGAGATGCGCGAGACCGCTGTCAAGTTCCTGATGGGCTGGCTGCGGACCACCGACCAGGGGCAGCGGTGCAGGGCGCTGATGTGCTTCAACCCGCCGACCAGCGTGGAGGGGCGGTGGGTCATCGACTACTTCGCGCCCTGGCTGGACAAGAAGCACCCGAACCCGGCGACCGCTGGCGAGCTTCGGTGGTTCGCGACGGTCGATGGCGTGGAGGTCGAGGTGGACGACGGCAAGCCGTTTACACATGGTGACGAGACGGTGACCCCGACCAGCAGGACCTTCATCCCGAGCAGGATCACCGACAACCCCTACCTGATGGGCACGGGCTACCTGCGCCAGCTCCAATCCATGCCTGAGCCGCTCAGGTCGCAGCTGCTCTACGGTGACTTCCATGCCGGCGTGGAGGACGACCCCTGGCAGGTGATCCCGACCGCCTGGGTGGAGGAGGCGATGGCGAGGTGGAGCAAGCCGACCAAGCTGGCGGTCATGGACTCGGTCGGGGTGGACGTGGCGATGCGGGGCAAGGACAACACGGTGATCGCTCGCCGGCACGGCATGTGGTTCGACCACCCGATCGTCTACCGGGGCGACCAGTGCCCGGACGGGGCGACCATCGCCGGCTACGTGGTGGCGGCGGTGCGGGACCGGGCGGTGATCCACATCGACCTGTTCGGGGTCGGTGCCCAGCCCTTCGGCCACCTGATGGGGGTGGGGCAGCAGGTCATCGGGTGCAACGTCGGGGAGCCGGCCCGTGGCATCGCGAAGGACGGGCGGGTCCAGTTCAAGAACTGGCGCTCCGAGCTGTGGTGGCGGATGCGTGAGGCGCTGGACCCCAACGCCAACACGGGCATCTGCCTGCCACCAGACAAGGCGCTCCTGGCTGACCTCTGCACCCCGAAGTGGAAGCTGGCCGGGTCGGCCATCCAGGTCCAGAGCAGGGCCGAGATCATGGACAAGCTGGGCAAGTCTCCCGACTACGCCAGCGCCTACATCCTGGGGCTGCTCGACACCCCCAAGCGGCACAGTGTGATGGCGATGAGCTACGCCGCTAAAAAACAGGGGCGGGAATATGACCCCTACGACGAAATGTGATAGCTGGGTGCTACCTTCGGGTTGATGGAACAGACAACTGCACCGCCCCTCACTATCGAGGAGGGCTCGATCGACCTGATCCGAGATCTGGGCGACAAGCTGATCGAGTCCAACTGGAACGAGACCGGGCTTGATCACGGCGTGCTCGATCCCGATTGGAATCGATACTACGTTGCCGAAGAAGCGAACATGCTCTCGGTGCTGGTGGTCAGGGCGGGCGACGAGATCGTGGGCTACAGCGTCACGCTGATCCTGACCCACAACCACTACCAGAGCCTGCTCACAGCGCAGAACGACGTGCTGTTTGTCGAGAAGGGCTGGCGAGACACGGGGATCGGCTTGCGCCTGATCCGTGAAGCTGAGAAGGCAGCGCGAGACCGTGGAGCCGACTGGATTATCTGGGGAGCGAAGCGAGCTACGAACTTGGAATATCTGATGCCTCGGATGGGATACCGGGTGTTGGATGTCTTATTCAGCAAGGAGCTTTGAGATGGCGGAATATGCAGCGATAGCTATGGCGGTGATGGCGGCTGGATCAGCGGCTCATACCGGCGAGCAGCAGGCAAAGTCTCAGCGGCGCGGGATCCGCGCACAGAAGGCAGCGCAAGAGAGCGCCATAGCAAAAGCGGTCGGTGAGCGCAAGCTAGGTGATATGGAAGAGGCCAAGCTCAACAAGAGGAAGCCGGACATCTCGACGCTGCTCGGGCGGGAGCGCAAGCTCAAGGGTCCGGCCTCGACCATGCTGACCGGACCAGGTGGCGCGAGCAAGGGATTGCTGGGCGGCAAGTCAATGCTTGGAGGTCTCTACTAACGTGCGGCAATACGACTTCTCCAACATCCGAGATCGGCGCGAGGCGTTCCTCGCCAGACACGGCGCACTCAAGAACGAGAGAAGCTCGTGGATCGCACACTGGACCGACATCTCCAAGCACGTCATGCCGCGCAACGGTCGGTTCTTCATCACCGACCGCAACCGGACCGGCGCTGAACGCTACAACAAGATCTACGACAACACCGGCACCCGAGCCTTGCGAACACTCGGCGCGGGGATGCAATCAGGCGCGACCAACCCAGGCCGGCCATGGTTCAAGCTAACAACCTCGGACCCTGACTTGGGCAGCTATTACCCTGTTAGGCAGTGGCTCGATGACGTGGTCGACCGGATGCAGCGAGTGTTCGCTAGGTCCAACACCTACCGTGCCCTGCACCAGATGTATGAGGAGCTCGGCGCGTTTGGCACATCGGTGTCGATTGTGTTGCCTGACTTCAACAACGTGATCCACCACTACCCGGTGGTCTGCGGCGAGTATGCCTTGCAGCAGGACTACCAGGGCAAGGTCGTGGGCTGCTATCGTGAGTTCGAGAAGACGGTCGGTGAGACGGTCAAGGAGTTCGGCCTCAAGAACTGCTCGGTCGCAGTGCAAGACCAGTGGAGGTCCAGGCACCTGGAGAACACGGTCCACATCCTGCATGTGATCGAGCCGCGTGCTGACCAGGAGCGCGACCCGAGTAACCCGTCGCCCAAGCACATGCCGTTCAAGTCATGCTACCTGGAGCTAGGCGGCGACGATGACAAGCTGCTGCGCGAGTCGGGGTTCAAGCGGTTCCCGGTCCTGGCACCTCGCTGGTCTGTTGCTGGTGGCGATGTCTACGGCACGAGCCCAGGCATGGAGGCGCTCGGTGATATCCGGCAGCTCCAGCAAGAGCAGCTCCGCAAGGGGCAGGCGATCGACTACATGGTGCGGCCACCTCTCCAGGTGCCGAGCCAGCTCAAGGACCGCGAGAGCGAGCTGTTCCCTGGTGGGCTGAACTACGTCGATCCAGGCACCATGCTGCCGTTCGACCAGGTCACCCCCAACGGCGGGGTGCGATCAGCGTTCGAGGTGAGGCTGGAGCTGGATCACCTGCTGGCCGACATCCAAGACGTGCGCGAGCGTGTGCGGTCCTCGTTCTACGCGGACCTGTTCCTGATGCTGGCGATGTCTGGACCCAACACCCGCATGACAGCGACCGAGGTTGCCGAGAGGCATGAGGAGAAGCTCCTGGCGCTCGGCCCGGTGCTGGAGCGCCTGCACAATGAGCTGCTCCAGCCGCTGATCGACATCACGTTCGACCAGATGGTTGAGGCTGAGATGCTGCCGCCGCCACCCGAGGAGATCGCCGGCCAGGACCTCAACGTCGAGTTCGTCTCGATCTTGGCCCAGGCACAGCGTGCAGTCGGCAGCAACAGCGTGGACCGGTTCATGGGCAACGTCATGCAGCTCTCGCAGGTCAAGCCCGATGTCCTCGACAAGGTCAACTTCGACCAGTGGGCCGACAGCTACAGCAAGATGCTGGGCGTCGAGACCGACATCATCGTGAGCGACGAGAACGTGCTGGCCCTGCGTAAGGCCAGGGCAGAGGCCGAGGCGGCACAGGCGCAGATCGCTGCACAGCGTGAGCAGGCAGCGGCTGCCAAGGACATGGGGAGCGTCAAGACTGATGAGCGCAACCCCGTAGCGGACGCGCTTAGTTCAGGCGTAGCACCAGAGGACATCTAATGACAACAACGATCAGTAATGCAACCTTGACCGTTACCCTCACCGAGGCGGTGACCCTGAATGGCTATGACCAGGGGTCGAGCAACTCTTTCACCGTGGCGGATGTGGATGAGGTGGTGAAGCGGATCGTGGAGATCCCTGTCGCTGAGACAGGCTTGCTTGCGGTGGGTTCGACGATCCAGACCGATTTGTCCAAGACCTACGTCGCTGGCATGTTTGCCGAGGGCAATGTCCGCTACATCCGCATCACCAACAAGGATGACACGAACCATGTCGTGATCACGTTCAGGTGTGACGGCAACCACGAGTTCGCCGTAAAGCTGGACACACGTCAGTCGTTTATCTTCCCCTGCGATATGGCTGGTGGCACAGCCGCCACGATGGACGCAAGCGCATCGGCGTTGTCGTTAACTCTTGCGGATCTAGTTGATGTGGTGGCGATTGCGGACACCGCACCCTGTGACCTTGAAGTGTTCGTTGCATCGATCTGATGAGAACCACCGCCGAGCGCCGAGCGAGACCCGACCGCAGCAATGCTGGGGTCTCGCGCAACCGTGATCGGGGTGTTCGAGATGTTGACATGCGCCGGCCTCAAAACCCGCGCAGGGGACAGCCAGATCGGAACCGGTCTGGCGAATCCCGCGACACCAACCGCCGGGTAGCTCGGCGCAACGAGATGCAGCACCAGCTCGCGATCACCGAGCCTGGTATCAACATGGCGCAGGCTGAAGATGTGGCGGCGCAGGTCGCCCTGCTGGAGCCGATCTCGCTCAGTGAGAACCTGGCGATGGGCAGCAACAAGATCACCGGCTTGGCGGCAGGCACGGACTCGACGGATGTTGTGAACAAGGCCCAGCTTGATGCTAGTGCCGCAACAGCGGCAGCAGCGACCGCCGCTCTCGACATCGGGGACAAGATTGACCAGGACGGGTCGGTGGCGATGGAGGCAAACCTTGCAATGGGCAGCAACAAGGTGACTGGCCTTGCTAACGGCACAGCCTCATCAGATGCTACAGCCTACGGCCAGCTCACCGGCCATGTATCGGCTGACGATCACACCCAGTATGTCCTGGTCGATGGTTCGAGAGCCATGACCGGCGGACTGACCGTCAACTCAACTGACGGCCTCACGGTGGTTGGTGCGGCACCGCAGCTCAAGATCTCGGATAGCTCGACAGACGAGGCTACCAAGAAGGGCTTCATCGTG